TTATTTGCTTAGAGGATTTTCAGCGACCTTAGTTTTAATATAATCAACATCTTTAGCAAGATTTTTGTATTGTGCCGCAAGACTCTCAAAATTGGCTGACATGTTGGTAATAAAATTTATAAGCTTGTCTTCCCTTTCTGCCGCTTCAACTCTTGCTTGCTTATTCTCTTTTATTTGATGAAGAAATAGGAAGATAAACAACGCTGCCCATAGCCCTTGACTTTGTGCAAGGGTAACAAGAAAGTTTTCCACACAAGCACCCCCCTTAAATTGAATCCTACTTTATTTTGTATCCGGAACTATTTCAAAGACTTGTGGGTCTTCTTGACCCAGTGTCCAGAGGCCAATTCCTTTTGCACCGTATTCTTCAACAGCGATATTCATTAAGTTATTAAAGGTATAGCTGTCTCCAGCATACATTATAGAACAGCCTTGTGCATCTCCGACATAACAATTGGCGAACCAAAGACCTGGGTCTACGAACTTAATTTTAAGGTTTTTTGAACCTTGAAAACCGGAAATCTCTTGAATATGGAATGTATAATCCTTTGGGAACTGATTAGGATTAACTCTTGTATTTATTTCATTTCTCCCTGAATACATCAAATATCCCCACTCATCATATTGGATATTATTACGTGATTCTTCCCCAAACTTATAAATGTTCCCATCAACTTGGATTTCAAATTTCTCCATTGGTTCCCAACGATCAAGTGTACTGATTCCTAAGACATAAACCCTTGCTGGAGTTGGTGAATAAACACCACAGGCACCGCCAGCAGTACGGTCTAGGGCAATACCATTGGAACTAAATACCCTTACAGTTCCAACAAAGCAATAGGCCCTTCCATTGTACATTTGAACCTTAAGGGTAAGTCGTTCTCCTAAAGTTCTTGGATAAGCATAAGCCTCCTGTACCACTGTAGTCATTGTTCCACCGCTTTGGTGCACAAGTCTGACTCTATGGGTGGAATAGTTATAAATAAAAATATATCCATTGTCATGTGCAGTACCACCGAAACGAACACCAACTTCATTACCTTGCTCAAGTCGAAGGGTTGCTTCAACCTGGAGGTTACCAATGAATTGCTTATTAAAAACCAAGTCACCACTGCCAACGGCACTGGCTGACCCGAAGGCATCATTATTAACCTGCCAAGTCCCGGTTGAATGTCCTGATGTTATAGTACCTATACAACGATCATAACCAAGACTATCGTCGAAGGTTGCACCATTGGTGGTTCGCGTACCATAACGTAAATAATAGGTGGTATTATGCAGTCCATTTTCAACAACGAAGTCGTCATTTAAGTAGTGGCCAAAGCGGTCTTCCCATAATATTGCTGGCCGTGCATCTTGCCTTAAAACCTCTAATGAAAGCACTAGATTTGAAGGGATTGGTGCAGATGACTTATCTTTCTTAGCAAAGGGTTGCACATTCGTATTAAAATCAATGGCTCCACCTTGGAAGCTGTGCTTGTAGGTTTGACTAAGGACAAAGCCAAAAATATGAACACCACTATCACAAGCCTCTCCGTTAATAATAATGGAGCCTTCTCCATTAAAGGTGTATGTTCCTAGCTCCGCCCAATGTGATTGTTTAAAGTAAAGGGGATAATAGTCTGGAAGATTGCTACCAAAATTGAAGGATTGACCGTTAATTGTTCCACCTATTCTAGCATTTGAGTACCATGGAAAACCAAGTAATGCTATAACTTTGTAGGTTCCTGATGCCTGCACATTATAAATGGCCGATGCTTCAGATACTTCCTCAAGATCACAATATTTGACTACTTGACCATCTTCTGTTTTGAACTTAGGAATGAATTGCCGTCTTTGGGGGATAAACCCATTGAAGATATAATCTTGATTATTGACCTTTTTTGTTAAGGGTGCCATTGGTGCGAATTTCCCATCAATTGTATCGGGTTCGGTTAATACTGCTACAACATTTCCAAATTCCCCCTGCTGACTTCGTGAATATGTTGTTGCAAAGTGTTTTGAGTTATAATAATCTCTGGCGGTACTATGCCCCGTAATGTCTCCGTATTTAGCTGAGAGTATATCATACACGTGGGGAAGCATAATTTGATTTTTTGAATGAAAATCCTCAAATGCTGCTTGTTGAAGATATTCTTGATGGTGGTAAACATAAACACCATCTTCGTTTTGGTGAAAATGTCGGTAGTATCCATTTTGCCACCCAATAAGATTTCGAAAAGTGATGTTTCGACCCTGTCTTTCTTCTGGATTAAATATACCCCAACGAACTCCGTATCCTGCTGATCCAAGGAATATCTTATCCATTGATAGTTTGCTTTTTGGGTTTTCCTTTGGGTCGAAGCATTTCTTTGCCCAGTTAGCCACATTACGAAACCAATAGACAGGTGTTGATGCTCCTGGTGCTGAGCCGGACCAAGCGAAGTCATAGGTCATTATTTGTATTTCGTCAACAAGGGCGTTTCCCTGATGATCTGATGCTTCTGCCAACTTTTCATAATTATGAAATCTGTAATAAAAGGGATTATTTCTTCCCCATTGTGCAAAGGTGTTAATTCTGTACTTTAAATTCCTTGGAATTACAACTTCTTGCTTAATCTTTTGTAATAGCTGAACAAATTTATCGTCATATCCAATAGCATCAGGGTCACCAGACATGGTGGCCTCAATGTCAAGTTCTAATCCGATAATGTTAAGGGGTGTCCCTGTATTCCTTGAGGTACTAAAAAGGTCAAATAAAAGATTGAGCTCATAGGAAAGTTGATTCTGAGGAAGACGTCCTTCAGGATTAACACTCTCATTGTCCAACAATGGCTTCACAGAACTCCAACCAAAACAAACGGGTTGAAGGTGCCATTCAATATGGGGATAATCAATGATATGTTGTTCAAGCATAACAGGAACACTATTTCTGGCTATATGGTTTACAGAGCCATCGCCCCTGAAGAAGCGACCAGCAAAATTGTTATCCCTTTGCAAGCCCATTCGAAGATTGTAAATATATCCTTCCCTTGAAATCCCAAATTCGTGAAGACCTATTGAATATATTTTATGGTTATATTTTCGTATGTCTCGATTAAAATCACTTGATTCGTTATTATTCGCCATAAGTGTCCAGCTTATTATTCGACGATTATCTGACATATCAAACACCCCCTTTTAAATTCTTGAACGTCCATAGGTCCATTGCTTGAATTCCGCCCTTCCCCAATAGCCAATTCCTGTATCTGCCAAATGTAACCACCCATCGTAAGGAGCCCCAGAACGCCGAAGGGGAATTTGTTTATAAAACTCAATTAGAAAACGGACTGACCCCTTTGGAATAGTCATAAATTGATTGCGTCCAACATACATGGGGTAACCCCCAATATTAATTGTTTTTCTTTCCTTTATATCTATACCCTGCCCAGCAAATGACGCCATTCTTGTAGAAGCTATTATTTTAATTGGTTGCTCTGCTGAACCAATTCCGCCATTGATCCAAAACTCTCGAGAATAGCGATAATGCAACGGGTGGGTATCAAAGTAGTTTTGAATCCAATTGTCTGCCGAAAAATCGTTAATTATTGCATCATACATACGCCCCTCACCATAAGGTATATGGTTACCAACCGCTGTTGATATCCGCATTAAATCAAAATCTTCTTTTGCATAAAGGGTTAAGTCAATTCCAGAAGGTAAAATTTCAACATCCCAATCTTCTGGAAAGTAATTGGGGATACAAATTACCTGGTGGCCACGACCAACTATATTAAATAATCGTTCTTGAAGCTCCCATTGACGTGGTGGTCTACCTAAGTGATGATTGTTTGAAGCCATGAAGCGTGTTTCGTCATTGGTATGGGATAAGCTTTGTAGCAATTCCTCAGTTTTAGGAACCCACCCTGTTACCTGTTCCCCCGTTTGAAATTGAAGATCTGTAAAATAAATTGGAACATCTTCATTTCTTTCATTTCGTATTACAGCATCCGAAACGACAATTTCAAGGTCAATATGTTGGACCCTTTTGTCGGTTGCGTTCGGGCTAAATGTGCCATAATAACGAACCCAATCTTCTGCTTTAAGCATTGTCAAAGGACCATTTTATTTCTGATACATGACCAACCCACGACGTCGCAACCCCGCCGCCTTGGAATATTATATCAGTAAAATAAACTGCACCAGAATAGTCGGTCATTTCCAGCATCACATCAATGTAATCCACCCTTTTTGAAGCATTGGCCAGAACATTCTTGGCTTTAATATTGAAGAAGACACTGTTCATCGCCATTAATTCACCCCCTAATCTACTTTAATACACGAGATCTATACCTTAGTTTTTGGTTGTATCATCAATTCCAAGAAGCTGTTCTTCCTTTGTTCCATCGGTGTAGGTTATAACAACCTTCAATCCAACAAAGGGCTCTAGCCCCTGGGTTCCGCCCCTAACCACTTGCCCCTCTGTTCCAACCGCTGCTGATATAGTATAGGAGTTTCGGTGTGAAACCCCGTAAACTCGTTGTATTAATCTGTTTGTCTTACCAAAATTTCCGTCAACTTTAAAAGACCATTCCCCTGAATGACCTTCATTAGCAATGGTAAATCCTGTTCCAATTTGTTGCCAATCTGCGTTAATCCCTTGTTCTGCCCTCGAATTAAGAAGATAATTAAAGACCGTCATTTGTCGGGCATCGGTGGCATCTAATAGGTCGGCGGTCTGTAAATATTCCATTTTATCATCAACTGCTTTACGAAGTGCATCCGACAATAGCCGCTTCGATTGTGCCAGTTCAACAACTGTTTTCCATGGTTCCCTAACATTATATTGACGTCTGATAATTCGGGATTTAATTTCTGAAGATAATAGTTCGTTGTCAACAGTGTAAACATAGTCTCCCATATTAAAGCTTTCATGCTCATGTCCTGATAAAAGAGAAAGATCTTGAACTGTTACAACGTAACCTATCCTTGGGCGACTTATATCTTCAAGTATTAGCTGGGCTGCTTCCTTTAAATCACTGGGATAAATATAGCCTTCGTCCTTCCAATGTCCAACTCTTATCTTGTTTCTCAGTTCCAAAGCATTTACCCATGTTAAATCCTCTAGGTATTCAATTCCCTCATTTACTGTTTTTATATCTAAGTTTCCTTTTCCCTGTGGATACAGGCGTGTAATCAGTTCGTACGTATCAACAGTTCGAACAATGCGTTTTAAGTTTTTATTATAGTAAAAACGAACCCCATTATCTGCCCCATATATCTGATAAAATGAAACTTCTTTGGTAATGCTGTTAAATACTAATTCTCCGCCCCAAATATTTAAAACTTCACGAAGTGCCATCAATACGGATTTCCATTCAATTTTTATATCCCTTTTACGGGTGTTGGGTATCTCGCATAGGCCAAGAGTCCATCCTGATGCAGGAACCGAAGCCTTTAAAATTTCTGTAATTGCTTGAAATGCCGTTGCGTCTTCTAGCTCTAGCTTTGGAATTTTGAAATCTCTTAATTCATAGAATAACGCTTCTGCCTTAAAGGTGGTATACAGCTTACCATCATCGCTTCTTTCATCTATCGCTTCCCTTATGATATAACGTCTATCAGAAATTTCAGCTATAAGTTCCACGGGTTCGGCTCCCAATTCCCTTCGCTTAGGATCGTTAATTGGCACCTTAAAGGTAAGAAGGTCTTCGCCGTTAATTTCTTCTTCAACAATAATATCGTAAGCATTCATCAACTCACCTATATACTCAAGCCCAGTATCAAGGTCTTTATATAGCTTTAAAGGCTGATTAACTAATGGAAGTCTTTCAATGGTTCCATATTCCAGTACTTGAATTTCATCTACCCTTGGGGTTTTATTCAAATTACCTGTTGATAATTGTATCTTTATTTTCAAAAACCTTTCACTTGGTGAAATAATAACCCCGTCATGACGTAGTTCTTCCCATACTGACCATTGTGTACCGTCTGAGCTAACCTTTGTAAAAAATCTGAGGGTTGTTTCTTGTGGAGCTTCATAATTAATTTGAAGTCGCCCATAATTATCAAATGGTTTGTCAAGGTCTAATGCTTTACTTTCCCATTCAACAACTTGGTCGCTATACACTAATTCTTCAACAATAATGATCTCTGTTTCGCCAGGTTCACCATCGGGAACATCTCGTTCTATTTCTGTCCTTTTTATATATTGGGGAAGTTGTATTGAACCAGGAAGCGTCCAATAATCAACGAATCGATTGTTGGTTATATCATCATAGTAATTACCTCGATTATCCATAGTCCATGCTTCTCCACTGATGAAGAAAACTTCATCAGTTTCTCCTTCGAAGGCATTCACAGAAATTGTTCCATTGCTATTTAACATATCTCCAATAGTAAAGGATCTTGTAAAGCCCCTTACATGTGGATTAACACCTGAGTAGAGTATCCTCACTCCATCTACAAAAACGTCCACCTTATAAAACCCGTCTTCGTCATATATTAATAAAAAGTGGTGCCATTTATCAGCTTCAGCCATAAAATACGGATATGTTGAGGTTCCCGTTGTTCCTTGAGAATACATATCTAAAGAACCGGCATTTCCGTAAACCCTTACATTTAATCTTCCATTATATAAAGCTGCATGGAATCCATAATTGGTACCGTAACCGTCTCCCCTTGTAGATGCAAGTATCCGCCAATTGGAGCCAGTAGCTTCAACATCTTCTGCTGTAGGTTTAAACCAAAATGATATAATTCTCTTGGTATCATCGGGAAAAGTAACACTATGCCATTTATAGGCATAATTTCTATTATGCTTAATACCTTTACCCCTTACCCCATCAACAAAGGTCGGAGTTCCGACATCTACGATTTGGGCAGGGTGGTCTTCGGCATTACTAGCAAGAAAGGGAACAAACTTGGCATTTTGTGTGTCCAAGCTTATAAAATCCATTTTGTTGGTTATGAGAACCTTTTGCTTTGCCATATCTTCACCCCCAATTAATAGACAGAAATATCACTTCTGCCCTTTTTTCATTAAATATAAAAAATTTACAAAACTAATCTTTGTTATAAAAGAACGATAGTTCCGAAGAACTATCGCTTAAAGACTAAATCCAGGTGTGACGGTACCTTACTTCGATATTATCCACCCCTCCATTTTTTTCAATTGTATTGACCCCTTCAGGCAGTTGAAAAAAATCACCTGTTACGAATTTATAAGCCCCGGTATTATTTCTAACAATTGTTCCTTCTTTGCAATTTATGGTATATGTTCCACTTGGTGAATTGCTTGCAAAGCTTAATTCTTGTACTTTACCGTCTGAGCGATTGAGGGTAACCTTACCAGCGCCGCCATTGTGGACAACAATAAGTGTTGGTTGTGCATAATGAGTTCCTTCATTGGTTACATATATCATTTCAGTTCCGCTTATTATTTCTTCATTAGTAGAATACACGAATGGATCTGGGCAAGTCATGTGAAGAGTAAAGGAGCCTAATGACCCAATTTGTGCTAGGGGCAATTGTCCAGTCAGTCTTGCAAAATATATTTTTGTAGGATCATCGTCAAATATTAAAGGTCTTGCAGCACGTCGTGGGTTAAAAAATCCCGCCAAAGCACGAAGCTTATTTTTTAAATCCTGTGGATTTACTGCAAGGATAATACAATCAAGTTCGATGGTACGGGTTCCGTATTGAACCCCAAAGTCCCAAGCACCATCCCTTCCTGCTATTGTTTCAAAGTGTTCAACTAATGACGGAACAATCGGGACATTTTTGCCCGTTAAAGTTATATGAAGATCATCACTATGCATCCCATCATATTTAAAACCTTTCCCCATAGATTATCGCCCCCTCGACCTTTCTGAGCTTCTTTGAAGATTATAAAGCTCCGATGATATTAGTCTAATGTCGTTATCATCCCTTACTTCCATTTTATCCACATGAACAAGTGGTGCATTGTAGTTGCTACCACTCAATGCTGCAGCACTGCTTCCGTCAAAGCTACCCAAAGCATCATGTAGGTTTATCCTTCCTGGAATTAATCCTCCAATAGAAGGTCCATTGATCTCCATTTCACCAATGCTTCGATAAGTATCTTTTATTACATCTACTCCTGCAAGTATATTGTCAACCAATGACGGTGAATGACGCTTAAATGGGTTCAAATTAGAAAGTAGATTCTTAGCTTGTTCAACTTTATTTTTTATACCATTTACCATATCGGTTAAGGCCCCTATAATTGCCCTGGGCAAATCTTTGAATCTGTTGATTGTATTTGTTATAATATTGGCAAACATACTATAAATGCCCTGCCATAGGGAAGACCACAAATTATTGAAGTTATCCCTAAATGCATTAAATAGTCCGGTTAATAATGTCCAAATTCCTCTGAATATACCAGTTATTAGGTCCCAATATGCTTGGAATTGTGCCTTTATATACCCCCAGGCCTTTTCCCAATCACCAGTAAATATGGCAACCCAAAAACCGAATATATTCTTTATTGTTTCAAGAGCAAACTTAACAATCGCCATTATTATATTGAAGGCTGCTTCAAATACTGCAGAAACAATATCCCACATGAATGTAAACAAAGCAATAATATAGTCACCCCAGGTATCCCAAAATTGTTGGAGTCCTTCAAAGATAAACGTTGCAAGAGCCGCTATATTTTCCCATATGTCTTGAAGCCAGGGTAGAAGATAGTCCCATACTGCAATAAGTGCAGTTTTTATTGTTTCCCATATCTCTATAACTTTGTTACGAAAATCTTCGTTGGTTTTCCATAAATAAACAAAAACCGCTATTAATGCTGTAATTGCAACAATCAACAATCCCATTGGGTTTGTAGTTAAGAACATAAACGCTGATCCTAAACCTTTTGCTACATTGATCACCGATTGGATACCATCGATTACATTAGGCAAGTATCCAACAATCACCATCAATTCTCCAAGAACCAAAAATACTGCAGAGGAAATTGCCAACCATTTGCCAATACTATCTTTTTGTGATTCGCTTAATCCATTGAACCAATCTACCAACACTTTCAGCCATTGGGCCGCTTCATTAACGTATGGAATGAAGTATTCACCAATAGAAATCTTAACTCCCTCCCACGCTGAATTTAGCAATGTGACAGTATCACTTAAGCTGTCATGCCCAACCGTTGCCATATCAAGAAACTCTGGCATTGCAACAATTATTTCGCTGGCTTCTAAGCCTGACATTGCTAGATATTCCATGCCTTCTGCAACTTGTATAGCCGTATATGACGTAGAAGCACCTAATTTTTTAGCAGTTTCGTTTAATTGTTTCAATTCTGAGTCTGATGCGCCAGAAGCTGCCCCTACTTTTGCCATTATTTTCTCAAAGTCCGCTGCTATCTTTACGCCGGACAACATTGTGCCTCCTACTGACTTCAGCGCTGTTCCAACCTTTTTGAAATCGCTTGATGTCTTTTCCAGTTTATTCTTTACTTCATCAAGCTCTTTTTGAAATTCATCAGTCTTTAACTTCAAGGTTGCGATAATACTTCCTGCCATGCTTTCACCCCCTTAACTTAAGCAAGGTTATACCAATAAGCTTTAGCTTCTTATCTTATTGGCGTTCTCTTTCATCATCTCTTTAATAGCTATCAACTTATTTTCGTTCTCAGCGTCCATTTCTTTAATTTCGTAATAATGTCCATCCATTTGCTTCAATTGCTTTTCAAGTTGTAAAACCAACTTTTTAGGATTCTTACTTTTTGGGTTGTGGACAATGGCAAGCTGTGTCAAATTCTTATTGACTTCGTCCCGTCTAATACGTTTAAGCAACGGTTCTATTTCGTTGGGATATATTTGTTCCAGTATAATCTTCTTATCCCAGCCGTAGGCTGACGCAAGACAATGAATAACGTCATATAGCCAGGCTCCATCGTTATCATTCCCCAACCTAATGGTGGGCTTTTTTATTGCGCCATTGATTGGGACATTGCGTTTTTTACTGACTTCATGACTGCGGCAAGATTATTAACCTCCCAAATAGCAAGGAATAATTCAACACCACCGTCCAATCCAATGGAAGGATCATTTTCGATGACTTCCTTGTCGATACCTGAACCAATTGCAATAATTTCGATAACCTGCCACCATGCTTCTGCAGCAGTTCCGAATAAGGTTGCCATAAGTGCCTCTTCATCGTTAACATCCAGTGATTGAAATTCCTTAAGAAGGCCACCAGGTAATTTCTTTAATATAAGAAGAACCTTTGCATATTGTCCCAAGGGTAATTTCTTAATATTAAAGGTTTTACCCCCGATTTTAACTACTTTTTCCAATGGAATGATATTGCTTAATTTTTCCTTTGCCATTGATAACAACCCCCTTTATAAAATTTGGACCGTTGAAACACTATTTTCTATATTTTAAAAAAACCCGTGCCTTTAAGCACGGGTCAAGAAATTATTCGCCGATGGAAGCAAGGTAGTTCCCGTCTTCGTTGCTTTCGTCGACAAGTGCTAGAAATTCAACTTCGTAAACGGTCTTTTCGTCGGCCCTAAATGGTAAAATGATTTCATTCACAATTACCGCTTTATGAAGTTTGATATCAAGACTTTTGTCTTCATCGGGCTTATCCATCGGGTGAAGAACTAACTCTTGCGCTTGGGTGCTTAATCTCTTACCCGGTGAGGAACCGATTTTCAATACGTCACCTGCTAAAGTGCCTGAAGGTATTGCCGATTTAAGTCTTTCCAGTGTAAATTCTGCCAATGGAACCTTAACAGTAACAGCTTCCCCAGTCAAGACTTTATCGGCAACGGTGGTGCCATATGCGTCGACTAATATATCTGTATATTCTGGTGTATAAGTGAATTCACAGCCACCATCGGTATGACCAAGGTCTATTCCACCATATTTTATTTTTTGGCATCCTATATAAACATTTTCTAAATTCCCCATATATTCCTAACCCCCTTATTGTCTTTTTTTCCTTATCCACTAACTTCCGTAAACTGACGCTGTGGAAACAGAGCTTCCACCAGGACTTCCATTGAAGCCCATATTCACGAATCCGTATCCTTGGCTCGTTGGTGTTTGCCACACCCCCAGGTTAGCGTCCCATAGATAATAGAAAAGCAGATGGTCTTTATGGGTCTGACCCGTGGTATTATTTCTAATTGCAACTCTTTCCCCAGCACGAATTACTCTTGAATGAATAGTGCCGTTTGGATTTCTATAATTGGTGTCCCGTCTTACATTAAGTACCCTATGGGTAACTCCGCCAATTGTGGCTGTGGTAATTGGGTGTAAATGAATTGGATCTTGATTTGTTGGCGGATCATCTCCCCAACCCCAATGAACGATTAAACCGCCTACAAAGTTGCCGCTGGAATTTCTAAACATGATACCCGTTGCGGTTCCATACCAAGGATTTGAATCTGTAATTGTGTAATACTCGTTGTTAAAAATAGTTCCAATCCTTTCATTTTTACCATTGTCCCTATAAACAGGAATTTGGCTTCCAGATTTGTTTACAACTAAATACATGATAAACTTCCCCCTTTTTTATATTTGAGAACTAACCGCTCTCACCTTAATAATAGGCTGGAGCCATAATATACAAGGTACAAAATTTAATTTTTTCATTTTTTTTCATTTGCATATCCCTCAATATACATATCCACCCGTTCCCGTATATGACGAGCTTTTAGTTGTCCTTTATTTAATATTGGGTAATTTTCCTTTGTTACTTTGTCTGGATGTGTATTTCGAAGAATGTCAGCCAGTATCCAATTTGCAAGTAGGGTAAGCTGTAATCCATTTGGTGCTTCCCCTACTTGTAAAATATAAGCATCTGTTAGCACCTTAACGGCTTTATTACGGAACTTTAAGTCTGGAATTGGTACCATACTAATGAGGCGTGAAACCATCACCTTAAAGGCTGTAGTATAATTACCAAGGAACTTGCCGTCATAATATTCCAGACTAAGAACTTCTTCTTTAATTTTCGGAAGGTTGGCTGGATCAATACCATGCTGATAAAAGATTCGATTAATATTTATATTATTATTTGCCCTGTTCACCAGGCAGGTCCCCTTTATATGCTTCAACAATTTTTTTAAAAGATGCTTTTATATGTTGTTGAACTGCCTGTTGAGAACAACCCAGTATTTCCGCCGCTTCCTTTTGTGTATATTCACGCTTGTACACTAAATTAATTATTTTCTCTTGTTTTTCTGTTAATCCCGCCTTTTCATAGGCCCGTAAATAATCAATTAAAATGTCGCTTGCGTCATAGCCTGAAGAAGTGTATCTAAGCGAACTTAATTGGTTTATATTCGAAAGAACTCCTTGAAGCTCCTTCGAGGTATCCATTTTAAATTTTCCTATCCCCATAATATTACCCCCTTGATTGCTGATTTGATGGCGATACCCCACCATTTCCTAATACTTCCTTCTATTGCTACTCTATCTTTTAATGTCGTGGTAGCTGAAGGCTTGTTACGGCTTAGACTTTTTCTGGGGAATAAAAAAACACCAATGTATATAACATTGATGTTTTTTTGCTGCTAGACTTCTTCACTATCTCTATTCGTTAGACTGCACCCATGCTGGGCCCACAGCAAATAAAACCTTAGGTGAATTTTCATCCTAAGGTTTTAAAATTTATCAAAATTGAAATTTTACCATTAGTTTACTTCTATTTCTCTAACCTTTATTGGTGGTAGTGTTTTTTCTAAATTACTTCTTTTGGACTCATACCATTGGGGCAGCATAAGCTTTTCACCCATTTCATCATATGCTTCGTCAATCATAAAGCCTGGGCCGTTAGTGGCTATTTCAAAGAGTATATTTCCCTTTTCCCTAAAATATATTGAACGGAAATAATTCCTTTCCCTAACTGGTGTAACATCATAACCAAATTCTGCAATATGTTTTTTCCACTCTAATTGCTCTTGATCATCTTCTACCTGTATGGCTATATGATGCACCGTACCTATACCTATATCGCCGGTTCCCTGGGAAGTAATGCATACATCAATTATATTTCCTATTTCTCCTGAGGTACTAAATCGTATTGTCTCCTTATCTTTTTCTATTTTAGTTAAACCCATAATGTTTTCCAATAGATATATGGTTCTTTCGGTATCACTGGAGTACAATGTTACTCCAAAAAAACCTTTAATGGCTACTTCAGGGGTCACACCGCCAAAGCTCCATCTAACATTGTTGCCTGCCTCACTCTCAACTAATTCCAAATGTAAACCATGGGGATCATGGAAGGATATATGACTTTGGCCAAATTTGTCCTCCAATGAATATTTGATGTTAAACTTTTCTAGTCTTTCCTTCCAAAAGGAAAAACTCCCCTTTGGCACAATAAATGCTGTAATACCCACTTGACCATCACCTATCTTACCTTGGTGTCCATCCAGCCAATTGAAAAAAGTCATTGCAGTTCCTGGTCTACCTATATCATCTCCAAAATATAAATGGTAGGTTTCAGGATCATCAAAGTTGACGGTTTTTTTAATGAGCCGCAGTCCTAAAATTCCAGCATAAAAATCTACATTTTCTTGTGGGTCACCGACAATTGCTGTTATATGATGAATTCCCTTTGATTTTTTTAGCATATTATATCCTCCTTTACCTAAAAGTACGTAAAGCTATTAGTTATAGATATTATACTCCTATAGAGGATTGTTAAACATATTTAGTAAAACTAAAATCCAACGATTTATAAAATCCCCAGAGAATTCTATGCTTGAATTCTCTGGGGATTTTTTGAAATGCAATTTTTTATAATTAAGTTAATTTTAATAATGTTTAAACTAAAGAAAAATTTTATTGCTCTTTATTCGATAAATTAGAATCATATAATTCATTAAACCTATCAAGTGCCATTTGTGTCTTCTTAATAATTAGAGCTCCCCTAAAAATTAAAAAAAGCAAAAGTGATACTAAAAACCCTCCAATGGGAGATGTTAAGAACAAAACAGTTTTTCGTGGGATTTCAGGCAAATCGGCTGAAACATACGCAGTATATAAAAAAAACAAACTGGCTACTAAAAATATATAGCTTATTATATTCATGCTCAACTCATCTATTTTATCCAAATTTATTTTTTTGAATTTGCTCAA